GCTGCAGATATTCTTGGTTGGAAAGTTGAGGAGGATAAATGACGATCAATATCAAACAACGACTAAAGGCTTTGCAGTATATCGATATCAAAGCAAAGTCAAAGCACCAGGAAATTATCAGCCTGAAATCGAGCATTTTGCGAGGACAGCAATTTGATAATATGCCAAAGTCAGAAAACTCGTCTAATCGCTCTGAGGAATTGAACGTGCTGATTATTGATAAGTCAGAACAACTGTATCAGGAAATCCAAGAACTCTATCGGGAACGGGATGAGCTGGTGCAAGTGATTGAGTCATTGGACGACCCTGTAGAAAATATCATCATGCGGTTGTTGTACATTGATGGATTGTCGTGGAATCAAATTCAGGCTCAGCTACGTTGCGGGCGCGGAACGATTCATCGGGCTAGAGAGAGCGCTTTGAAAAAAATTTCTAAAAAATGGAACTAATGGAACTCTTTGGAACTTTTAAAGTGATATTATGGTATTGTCAGCAAGTACGGTAAAGCGGACTGATGACTCCTTTAATGTTTAACGGTATCAGGGCGGGAAGCTGGTGATCTCCTCTTTGCGTTATTTAGTTCAATCCCTGGTGCCGTTATTTAGATTTTTAGTGTAGTGGTAACACAACAGACTCCAAATCTGTTATCGTGGGTTCGATTCCTGCAAAGTCTGTGAGAGGTCTTGCATTAAGTCACACAAGCGTGTGGCTTTTTTTGATTACTAAAAAGGTGGTGATGATATTGGCGAAGAAAACGAAGCGTGGTAGGCCGACCAAGATGACCCAAGGGACACTCCGGAAATTAGAAGAGTTGTTTGTGAGAGGTTTAAGTGACGAAGAAGCCTGTCTTCTAGCTGATATAGGAACCACAACTTTATATGATTACTGCAAGGAAAATCCTGAATTTTCGGAGCGAAAAGAGCTACTTAAGCAACGTGTTAAAATACGAGCTAAACTTAATATATCAAAAGTAATTGAAGACGGTGATACAGACTTGTCAAAATGGTACTTAGAGCGTCGAGATAATGATTTTAAGGCAAAACAAGCAGTCACACACGGCGGAGAAATAGCTGTTAATCAAGTAAATCCATTCGCTGGTCTATCAACTGAAGAATTAAGAAAGTTAATTGCTGATGGATAAAGCAGCACTCAAGAGACAAGCGCAGCTGGAACTTGCACGTCGTAATTTCTTTTACTACTGCCAACTTATGGCGGGAGATTTCTACAAACCAGAAAGAATCTATTTAAAACAGTTGTGTGACAGTTTTCAAAACTTCATGTCTGACGACGAGCATAATGTGTTGATCATCAATATCGGCCCACGTCACGGAAAATCTCGTACGGCTGGCATGTTCGTACAGTGGATTTTAGGAAACGACAATAGCAAGAAGATCATGACAGGTTCATACAATGATACACTGTCAACAGTATTTTCAAAATCTGTTCGAAACGCTATTCAGGAAGAAAAGGCAGACGATTCCATCACGGTCTTTTCTGACATATTCCCAGATACCAAAATCAAGCGTGGCGATGGAGCTATGAACCTGTGGTCACTGGAAAAAGGTTGCAACAACTACTTGGCGACCTCACCAGGCGGGACCGCAACAGGTTTCGGCGCGGATGTCATTATTATAGATGACTTGATTAAGAGCGCCCTGGAAGCCAATAATGCGACTATCCTAGAGGGTCATTGGGAGTGGTTTACAAATACTATGCTATCGCGTTTGGAGGAAGGCGGTAAGCTCATTATTATTATGACACGCTGGCATTCTGAAGATTTAGCAGGTAAGGCTTTGAGTAAGTTGACCGAATCTGGGTATAGCGTCAAGCATATCAGTATGCGGACCTACGATGAAGAAACAGACTCTATGTTGTGCGAGGATGTTCTGAGCAAAGAGTCTTATTTCCGCAAGGTCAAAGCTATGGGTGCCGATATTGCTTCGGCTAACTATCAACAAGAACCTATCGACATTAAAGGTAGATTATACAGCGAGTTTAAAACCTATGTAGATAGACCAATATTTAAGCGTATTAGCGCCTATACTGATACGGCAGATACGGGTAAGGACTATCTAGCTAGTTATATCTACGGAGAAACGATGGATAAGGAAGCTTATATCTTAGATATCTTGTTCACGAAGGAGCCGATGGAAGTGACAGAACCTTTATTAGCGAGGAAATTAGTCGAGAACGAGGTCAATCTATGCTGGATTGAATCAAACAACGGTGGTCGTGGTTTCGCTCGTAATGTCGAACGATTGATGAGAGAAAATCATGGTACAAATCAAACAACGGTCAAATGGTTCCATCAGTCAAAAAATAAGCAGGCTCGCATTTTAACAAATGCAACTTGGTTGATGGAGCATGTCTATTTTCCAGATGGGTGGCGCAACCGTTGGCCAGAGTTGTATAAAAGTCTTATGACCTATCAAAGAGAGGGCAAGAACTCCCATGATGATGCACAAGATGCTTTGACAGGTATAGCAGAGAAGATTACAGCCAATTCGGGTTGGCTTGTATAGGAGGAATAATGTTAGAAACGAATAATATACTAAAACTAGTTGCTGAAGTAAAAAAAATGATTGCTGATGATCGTGTAAGCACTCTAAAAAAAGATATGCAAGTTAGCATTGATTACTATAATGGATTACATGATATTAGAGATTATAGACTTTTCTTTTTCAACAACGAAGGTCAAGTTGTAGAAGAGAAGAATCGAAGCAATACAAAAATTGCTCATCAGTTCTTTACTGAGTTAGTGGATCAAAAAGTACAATACTTGCTTTCAAATCCTATTGAAATTTCAACAGAAGATGCTGAATTGCAAAAATATTTGAATGAGTATATAGATGAAGATTTTCAACTCATGTTACAAGAACTCGTTGAAGGAGCAAGTCAAAAAGCTATTGAGTATGTTTTTTGGAAAAAAGGTGCAGACAACCGTATCAGTTTTAAAACTGCTGACGCTTTTAAAATAATACCGATTTACGATGCATTTTACAACATTGAACAAGTAATCTATTATTACGATGATGAAATTACGATTGAAAATAAGAAAAAAACCGTGACTAAAGTCCAGCTCTGGACAAAAGAAGAGGTTTTTTATTTTGTGCAAATTGAAAACGGAGATTTAAAATTAGATGATTCTATCAAAATTAATCCCTCTCCGCACATAATCGCAAAAAACAATAGTGAGCTATTTGGAAAAAGTTACGGCCAGGTGCCATTCCTATGTTTAGAAAACAATCGACAAAAGAAAAATGATTTAGCGCCTATCAAGGATTTAATCGATGATTATGATTTGATGGCATGTTCTCTATCTAATAACTTAATCGATTTTGATCACCCGATTTATGCTGTCAGAGGCTTTGAAGGTGATAACCTTGATAACCTAGTTACTAATTTGAGAACAAAAAAAACTGTTGGTGTTGGGGAGAATGGAGGTATCGAAGTTCATACTGTTAATATTCCTGTTGAAGCACGTAAAACAAAATTAACTATTGATAAAGAGGCCATCTATAAATTTGGCATGGGCTTCGATAGTTCTCAGACAGGTGATGGAAATATCACTAACGTTGTTATCAAATCGAGATACAGCTTACTTGATTTAAAGTGTAATAAAACTGAAGTCCGACTGCGGAAAGTCATTAAGAGAATGCTAAAACTTATTGTAGAGAATATAAATGAGCTGCATGAAAAGGCTTTTGATGCGTCGACAATCACTATAACAATCACCCGCGATGTTATGGTTAACAAGACGGACAATGCGACAACTGAGAAGATTGAAGCTGAGACTAAGAAGATTCTTGTGGATAACATCATGACAGCTTCTACCCGATTGGATGATAAGACTGTACTAAAAACTTTGTGTGAAATCTTAGAAGTGGATTTTGAAGAAGTCGAGCGCTTGCTTGAGGAAGAGGGTTATAAAGGAGATTTCAATCAGAATTCGGAGGTGACAGATGACGGAGTTGAACAGATTTCAGCGGGAAATAGAGTTCCTACTGAAGAAAGCTGATAAATCAACGGATAGACGGCTCTATGACCTCTACATTGATACGATTAAAGACTTGAAAAAATCCTTGCTGGTAGATTATCAGCGAATCGGAGAATTAAAATCGTCAGAAAGACTCAAATTGAGTCAAATGACAGCACTTTTGGAACAACTGGAGCGATCCTCTAGTGAGCTAAAAAAAGAACTTAAAAATGAAATCACAGGCAATCTAATACATACGGGACAGATAGCTTATAACGAGTTATTCTATGAGTATGAGACTAGCCATGCTGGGATTAACTTTGCTCTTCTGAAAGAAGACGAACTCAGGACTATTATAGAAACACCTATCGCTAATTTTAAATTATCCGAACGGTTAGATGACGGGGTTGTCGAACGGTTAAAAAGCAACATCAAGGACGATTTAAACCGTATTTTTTTGAACGGAGATAGTTATGCGAAGGCTGCTGCGAGATTGGCTGAACAGGGTTACAGTTCCTATCGTCGTGCTATTATGATTACTCGAACAGAAGCCGGGCGGGTTCAGGCTGTTGCTAGGGAAAAAGCACAAGTAGAAGCTAGAAAACTTGGTATTGATTTTGATAAGGTTTGGGTAGCTACTCTGGATGGTCGTACTAGACACAATCACGCAGAATTGGACGGTGCCAAGGCTGACAAAGACGGTTACTTTGAGATTAACGGTCTGCGGACCAAGCAACCGCATATGTTTGGTTTTGCAAGCGAGGATGTCAACTGCAGATGCCGGACAATATCAAGACTTAAAGATGATAAAACCCCGCTTTTAAGACGCGATAACGAAACTGGCGAGGTTGTTGAGTATCGGAATTATCGGGATTGGGAGAAAGCCACCTTAGAACACAGATTGGCGACAAATGAGAGAAAATCAATTGATAATCGGCTGTATCGTAAATATCATATTGATAACAGTCAAACCAAGGATATATCAACAGAAACTTTGAAATCTGTGAATGAAAGCCTAGACAAATTGATGCAAAAGCACAAAGGAATCAAGCCGTACTTAAAAAAGGTAACTTTTACTGATAGCTTAGCTGATACTACTGCAAGTGCTGGAATAAGATTCAATAAAGGAAAAGCTGAATTTTCTATCAAGTTGAATCATGAACATTTTAAAAAACCGGAAACGATTCAAAAGTTAATAGATGTTCGTGTCGCAGATGGTGAATGGACCCCTAAGAATGGTATTAACGGTATTCTTGAACACGAAGTTATCCACTTGCGAGAATACAAAGCAATTGTAAAGAGATACGGGACTTTGAACGGTACAAATACAGAGGCTCAAAAATCTAAAATAAGAAAGGCATTTGCTAATAACGAACTACCAAAAGAAATCAAAGAAACAGCGCTAAAAAACTTACAAATTCCTGATGAAAATGCTATAATTGAATCAAGACTAGGTAGGTACGCCACAGAAAATGCAGCTGAATTTGTAGCTGAAGCATACTCAGACGCAAGTAATTCAGAGATAGCAATTGAAGTGAGACGATTAGTTGACAAGAAATGGAGGTGACCTTTATGCTCATTAGCCCTAGTTTGCAATTAGGACGCAGAGTTGAACGTTTGGATGATGGCTTTTGGCATGTAAAATCTGAGTACAAAGCTACTTGGACGAAAGGTGACCAGGATTTGTTAGACCGATGCAACGAAACAATCAAAGAGTATCGAAAAGATAGGTCTAAATTTGTTTTTGATGACGATATAGAATAAGCACCTAGAGAAGTCTAAGTGCTTTTCCTATATCCTAACCGTATGGAATCCCGTACGGTTTTCTTTTTGCCCAAAAAACTCGCCCGGCATGGCGTTAAACTGTTCAACATATTTCAAATTCTCGTGGTCGTCACACGTTAACTAGACGTAGAAGGAGAACGTATGAAACGTGATTTTTTAGTAGGACTTGGATTGTCCGAGGACGTTGTCAACCAGATTATGGTTGAACACGGGAAGTCTGTTCAAGGTGTGCAGTCGAAGCTTGACGAAGCGGAGAGTAAGCTCAAAGAAGCTAACAGTACGCTTGACACGCTGAAAAAGTCTAATAAGGACAATGAAGATCTGCAGAACGAACTAAAAACGTACAAAGAGAGGGTGTCACAACTGGAAGCTGATGCAAAAGAAACAACCAAGAAGCAGATCATCAAGGATGCTTTGGGCAATGTAAAAGCAACAGATGTTGATTATCTCATGTACAAACTAGGCGATGTAGAATTGGCAGAGGACGGTAGCATTAAGGACCTCGACAGTAAAATCAAGGACTTGCAAACAAACTACCCGACATTCTTCCAAATTCCAGAGCCAGAACAACCAGATAATGGTTTTAAGTCTTTGGGTGGAGCTGATATCCCACCAGGTGGGAAAATCGACCCAAATCAATCTATGGCTAATGAATTTAGCCAAGCGCTAGGATTAAGATAAAAAAGGAGAAAGTGAATTATGCCAAATACTCTTGAATACTCAAAAATTTTCCAACCTGCCCTGGATAAGCAAATCGTACAGGAATCAACAACGGGTTGGATGGAAGTTAACAGTAAGTTAGTCCAATACAACGGTGGTAATGAAGTCAAGCTTCCATCTATTGTGATGGACGGACTCGCTGATTATGATCGTAATACAGGTTATGTTGACGGTGCTGTAACACTCAAATGGGAAACCTACAAACTTACCCAAGACCGTGGACGTAAGTTCCAATTGGACGCTATGGACGTTAATGAAACAAACTTTGTTGCAACTGCAGGAACTATCATGGGTGAGTTCCAACGAACTCTGGTAGTACCAGAAATCGACGCTTACCGTTACTCAGCAATCGCATCTAAAGCTATTGGAGCCGAACAAAATCGTGCAGCAACAATTACTGATACAAACATCATGACCGAGCTTTTGAAAGATATTGCGAAAGTGAAAGAAGTTGTCGGAAATACTTCTAAACTAAAAATTGTTATGTCTGAAACCATGTTGATCAATCTTGGTCTTGACGAAAAAGCTGCTAAACGTATGTCGACAGTTAATACTGCCCCGGCTGGTGAGGTGGCGACTGTTATTACTAAAATTGACGGTCACGAAATCACTCCAACTCAGCAATCATTGCTTCAAACTGCATTTAAGTTCAACGACGGTAAAACTAGTGGACAAGAAAAGGGCGGCTTTGTAAAAGACCCCTCTGCTAAAGCTATTAACTGGCTTATCATTGCCGAAAATGCTCCAATCGCTATTTCTAAAACAGATACTGTGCGTGTATTTGATCCAATTACTAACCAACGTGCGAACGCTTGGGATATGGATTACCGCAAATATCATGATATTTGGATTCCTAAATCTAAAGAAAAATCAATTTTTGTCAATACTGTAGCTTAGGAGGTTATCTGTGCGCAAATTTAAACGACTGAATATCATTAAGGAAACGGATAGTGACTTGGTAGCTGACAGACTTTTAGAGGAAGGGTTTGAAGAAATCGTGGACGACAATGAACCAGAAGGTCTGTCTCGTGACAATGTCAAAGCTCAATTGGATGCAGCTGGCATCGAGTATGCTAAAAACGCAAAAACTGAAATCTTGCTTGAAATTTTAGAAGCATCAAAACCAGGGGAGTAGTCATCTACTCTCCTTTTTAATCGGAGGTATGTATGATTATTAGCCTAGACGAAGCACTAAAACTTGATGCAACTGCCACACAGGAAACTTGTGACGGTTTGGAAACTATGGTTCGAAAATTGACCAATAACAATTTTCAGTTGACTAAATTCCGGATCCTAGACTTGAAATTGTCAGAAAATACAATCAAGTCAAGCAACGGACGTATGGATGTTTTCCGTCCTGGAGACACAATCGAGATTAACGGAACAGATTACAATGACGGCTTATATGTCATTGAGAGCATTTCTGACGGCTTGATTACTGTCCATGGAAATTTTATCGCAGAAATCAATTCAGGAGCCATAGCAACGAAAATTAACTATCCAGCGGATGTTTTGGCTGGTGTGAAGAAGTTGATTGCTTACGATGTCAAAATGCGTGATAAAGCTGGTATCAAATCCGAAACAATAGCACGTTGGTCTGTGACGTACTACGATGTTACAGCAGCAGAAAGTTCAGAAGGCTATCCGGTCAGTCTACTTGGATTCTTAAATAAGTACAAGA